ATCGTCCACCCACTCTTTCCCGCTTTCAACAACATGATCGTATGCACCAGATGACCAAGCCTCTTCTCGCCCTCTGGCCTGACCCCAACCCGTCCATACGTATTGACAATCTCAGCGGTGTCTTTCCATTGACCCGTTGACCTAACCGCCTTAGCCCCCGCCGTCACCAACACATGACCTTGATGGCGATGGAACAAAGGCATGGTGAAGTCCTGGTAGTAGCTCTTGATGATCTGCCAGTCCACTGAATCAAACGGGTTGCCCTTCTCTTCAGCTTTCTTCTTGGCTAGATAGAAATCAGTTTTGCTCACCCCGAATGCCTTCTCGATGTAGTGCCCCTGACACAGATCCCACACCGGCCCAAACATGTCGCACATCAGCCAATCCCCAGGCACAATCAGCTTCTGGAATTTGGTCAAGGCCCGTACATGATCGTCGTAATCAAACACGGTCTCCAAGGTGATGTTGTTCAGGTTCCCAAACTCTTTCCCACCAAGCATCCGCTCCCAGGCAAAGTCAGTGTCAATGACATGGAAGGTGGCTGTTGACCCGGTTTGCTGAGACAGCTTGGCAAGGGACAACCCCGCGCGTGTCTTCCCACTACCAGGCCCGCCAAAGATCAGTTGCCTCTCCCTGTGCATGGCAGAGTTACTAGGGGCGCGGAACCCAGTGTCACTCACTGAACACCTCCCACCGTTCAGGCGTCTCAATGTCTACTTCAACCGCGGAAGTGTCGTAGAAGATGGTCCTTCCTTTCAACTGTCCTTTGTGACCATCCTCATGGGGGTCGTTCTCAGCCAGCGAACACCGATCATGCCAGTCCCAAGGGTTGACAATCGGGCACCGGTAGACCACATCACTCACCTTCTGGTCACCCTCAGCTCGTTGTACTTCGTCTTGGTCTTGTACTTCTTCATCCATTCCTCACCCATCTCCTTCTCCATCAGCACCTTGTTCAGCCCCGCCCGCTCTTTCTCACTGACGTTGATCCGGTGCGTATCCGTCTGACCTCTTGCGTTACCACCAACCAAGGCCACCAACCCCTCCCGTAACTCCTTCTTCCGAACCTCCAGTGCCTTGATCTCATCACTCACCTCCATGTACTCTTCGGCCAACTCATCGAGCGCATCTGATCCTGACAAATCAACCTTCTCAGCGCCGTACTCCTCATGGAGATAAGGAAAGGGGCAGAAGAACTTGTTGACGTTCTCCTCACAGTCAGGCATCACCCCTCGGTCAATCCACGACCACACCTTGGCGACCTTCCCCCTGATCTGGGCTTCACTGATTGGGGGTGTGCCAATGTGAAAGGTTTGTAGCTCCCCTGAGTTCCGGTTCTTGTACGCGTACAGTGCCTCAGTTGCTCCATTACCCAGCATGTACGCACTCACCTGCCAGGCATACCCAGGCTTGGAATCAAACCGGTTCAGCTCAAACTCCTTGAACACGTTGTCACTCATGCTCTTGACTTCCAACACTGTGGGACCAGGCTCAGTATCAATCAGCCCATCAACATGTCCCTCAACCACAGCCTTCCCCGGTACGACTTCCCACCGCATCGTTGCCTGAGGATCACGGATGACAATCGTCCCCCCACTGTCCTCCATCAATCTCCTTCTCACATCTTCCTCATGCAAATGTCCCTCCTGAGCCATCTGGTTCAACCACCCTGGACTATCAACCTTCGCATACCCCGTAGCTGCCGCCCACAAAGCCCTTACACAGTTCCCCAACGCGCTAGCTCTCACCACCAGCACACCATCCTCCATCCGAGCAATAGGCGCATCTGACATGTGTTTTCCCTTCAGGATTTTTCGACTACGGAGAGTGGTTAGTCAACTACTCTTAGAATATGGCCTGTAATAGCTCTCGGATCGCATACCCGTCTGGAGCGAATACCTTGGGTAGGTTGTCTGCGATAGTGATGACACCAGCAATTGAAAGAAACACGCTGATAACTCCCATGAAGATGCTCGCGTACTCTTCACTCTCTTTGGCCCTGGCTGCGTTGTATGCGGCCCTGGCTTTGTGTTCAGGCAGCTCTCGCTTGTAAAGCTTCCACCCGACAAACGCAACCACACTGGCCACAAGCACCAGGAACAGACCAATCCCTACCCCTGTAATCCCCTGCCACCGGATCTTCCTCGCGGTGATCTCCAACAACTGAATCCCGGCCTCACCAAGCTGATCCAGCCTGGCGAAGATCTCATCAATCAAACTGTCACTTACCTCATCCATGTCCTTCTCCTGTCTGTGATGGGCGGGGGCAGGTGCCAGAAAGCGACTAACAACACCCACCCCCTATCCCATCAACCATTTGCCTCCACAAAGAGGCGATCTTCATCCAGAGCTTCGTCGTACAGTTCTGTGTTGTCGGCAACTTCTGGATACTGCTCATGCAGTGCATCCAAGAACCCATCAAAGTCATCTGACTTCTTGGCCAGGTTCTTCAGCTTCGCGCGGAGAGCCTTGTCCCCACCGCTGTTAGATGCAGCTTTCTTCGCAGCAGGTTTCTTCGGGACAGCTTTCTTCTTCCCTTCAACCAAGCTCACCGGCAACAGCATCTGCCTGGTCCCAATCTGACCGCCGTACTCCACATCCTGGCGTTCCATGTGGAAGGTCAAACCCTCCCATATCGCAGCCTCATCAGGAGTACCCCGGTCCTGGATGATCTCACTCACCCCCGGGATCTGCAGTGCCGCATTGAAGAACCTCGCATACGCACTTGACGTATTGAACTTCTCCTTGCCTTCAACCTTGGCCCCACCTTCGATAGCCTCCCAGCCACCTCCAATAGACCAGAACTGGCGCACTTCATCTTCATCAGCCTGAGGAGATGTCCCCTCAATGACGAACAACAACTGCTCCCCACTTTGATACCTAGCATCGGTGCCAAAGTACGCCTGGTTGATGGTCACGTCCGCATCATCCAGTAATCCACTTGATTCCTCAGTTTCCCAACTGACCAACGTGTTCACCTCCTCGGTGATAGTGACCCACCCCACGCGATAGCTTCTTGCCACCACTCAGGAATGAGCCGCTTGTCTTTTCTCCACAACTCCAAGAACTGGCTATCCAACAGGTACGTTTCGCAGTGATCGTCGGCAGAGCGCATTGCCCTACCTGACATTTGGACCATGGTCCTGATCGTCTGCATCGTGTACCAGCCTTGGCCACCCTTGGCGTAGAGCCTCTTACTCACTTGCTGATCACCCAGATACGGGTAGGGGATTTTGGCAATCACCTGCACCCGGCACTGGTCACCAACAAGGTCTATGCCTCGGTCAAATGACGGGGCAAACAACACCCCGTTGTCTGACGCGAGGAAATCTGATAGTGCTTGGTCTCGCTCTCTGGCCTTGGTGTAGGTCATCAACCTGCCTCTCGACAATGACCCGTTCAGCTTGAACGACAACGCCTTCATGAATCGGGCAGCGAGGTCATAGCTAACCGTGTGAACCAGGATGCGTTCATCATGGCGATCCATGATTTCCAGCATCCGCTCGCGAGCCTTCATGAAGTTGGCGTCTATTTCCTTGCGCGTCATCTTCCCCACCGGCTCAATCCAAATCGGCCGTCGTTCAGGGTCAAACGTGGATGGGACAGTCACCACGGTCCAGCTCCCATCCTCCAGCCCCAAATCACTGGCCATCTGCTGTGGGGAAATAAACGTTGCAGACATCAACAACCATGTGGTCCCATACTGAAACAACGCATCTTCCGCGAACTCATCCACCTTGATGGGCTTGAACACCACATGCCCGGCCTTGTACCCATCCAACACAAAGTTCTCCAGCAACCGAGGCTTCTCTTCCCCTTCTCTGGGCTTGGTCAACCATTCCAGCTTCGTGGCCATCTCCCCGATCCGCTTACGCTCTCGCCTTTGCTTTGGCGTGCATTTCTTCATAGGTGGGAACGTCCACAGATGCCGTCTCAACGCTGGCAGTGCCTCATCCTCTATCCATTCCACCCAACTGCTCGATACAGTCACTTTCTTCGGCAGCCCCACACCCAGCCTCTCCAGCAACCGCTTCCCAACCACAACTTCTATTGATCGCATCAGCTCAGACTCAACCATGTCGGCTTCGTCCAAGATCATCAGGTCAGCGCGGGCCAGCAACGACCCTCTACCTTGGATCTCTCTCACCAGATATGCAGAGTTGGCAATCACCATCTCAGCTTGCCTGGCACGCATCCGCTGTTTCTGATACCCAGAATCCGCCCACGGATGACATTGATCACAGTGGCGGATCTCATCACCATGCCCTACCCCTGGGTACATCCAATCCTGACACTTCCCACACCCTGGGTACGTCACCAACTCCTCATCACACAAGTCACAAGCAATCAACGGGAACGCAGCCGGGTTGTCCGCAGTTGGGTAGTTGGCTCTCCCTTTCAGCACCACCCCATAGTCAAAGTCTTCCTCAATCTGATCCTGCAAAGTCTTGGTCGTGCAGGTGTAGACGGTCTTGTGCGCCTGCATCTTCCGCCTGACCAGCTCCCCAATCAGGGTCTTCCCACTCCCAGTAGGCGCATCCAAAAACACGAACTTGTAACCCTGCTCAAACGCGTTCACAACCTCATCCACGGCGGGGACTTGGTGAGACCGAATTCCCTCAACCCAACTAGGGAGCGTATGCGATCCCCAGTCATACTCACCAAGTCCCCTGCCATGATCACGCTCAGGGAGGGGAGGGGTGGGATGTGGGGGGTCAATGTCAGAGGGTGCGATTCCTTCATCAACCAGGACAGGTCCCACCTCCTCCCCTTCCTCAGCGTCCCATGGCTTGTCACCCTTCAAGCTCAACAGCACGCGCAGAATATGAGAGCAAACCTTCCGGTACTCCCCACCCGCGTGACTTTGACAATCACACACCAGCTTGCCGTTGATCCCTTCACCCACGCGATAGAACGGGTAGGAATCACCCAACTTCTCAGACCCATCCACGACATACCCAGTGGCAGTCTTGGTCGCTGTCCTCTTCTCGGCCCTCTTCACCAAAGTCTCGCGAAAACGATCCCTGATGTCTGGCCGGTCCTCAGTCTCCCAACTCACCATCGTTCTGTCCTCCCATGAAGCCATGTCTCTCCAACAGCTCCGTCATCCTCTTCTTCGCATCAGGGGGCAGCAAATGCACTGCTTCGATCTGTTCCTCAATCAGGTCGTGCATCTCGCCCCATTGTCCTGTCAACCGGTACTTGCTCAGCATGTCTTCTATGTCCTGCACATGCTCCTGTGCTGCTTCGTAGTCCTGCTTCCTCTTCGTCGCGTTGTGCCTCACTATCGCCAGCGTCAGATCCTCGCTGTACGCCCCTTCCGACACCTTCCGGTTCAGATACTGCAACCGGTGAAACGCAGCGTCTCGGAGGAAGTCAGCGGCTGTTCGGAACTGGGGAAGGGTGGGGTCGGCAATGATCCTGGCCACCATCCCTGCCACGTCGGTAGGCAGTCTGACCCTGAACTGGCTCCCATGCCCATGCTTGTCAGAAGCCCGCGTGTAGAAGTTCTCAATGTCGTACCCACCATCATGGGTGTCCCAGCTACCCACCATCATCTCCTGTCCGAGGGGGAACCGACCCTAGCACTTTGATTCATCCTTTCCAAGTACCCCACTGTATCATGTTTTTGAGGCTGCTGTCACAGCTTTTCTTGCATTACTTAGATAAAGATTGACTGACCCCCCCTTCCCCTTATAAGCTGAACTAACACCATACCAAAACCGGGTGGTGTAGAAGTACTGTCTAGGAGGAGCGTATATATGTCGGATTATTCGGGACAATGGGACCAGATCTTGCGCGACACGGTTGAATGGCATGATCGGCGGAAACGTCAGGAAGCTGGTTTGTCTCCCTCCCAGAAAGATCTTTCCCGGCGAGGGGGCGATATCACTACTGACGCCAAGGAGAGTGCATTGTTGGTGATGCTCCCTACCTGGCTCCGCAAGTCTGTCAAAGAGAAAGCGAGAAAGGATCAACTCACCTTGAAGCGCATCGTCAAGCATTCACTACTCCTCTACCTCAGGGGGGAAATTCAAATCCCTGCCGATGAGTAGTTTGGGCCGGTTCACCACCAGCCACGCCATCAACTGGTCGTAGCTGTAGTCAGGGCTGTCTCTGCGCGGCCCTCGTTCCCCATACCCAACCGGCTGTGGGAAGCTTGGATACCGCTTCTTCCACATGCGGAGGGTGTGATGGGAGATCTCCAGCAGCTCCCCGATCTCATACGATCCGATCAATTGGTTCTTGGTCTTGGTTGTAGCCATAGCTCCTTCTTTCGGTCTACACTCCTTCTTGTCATCGTTTGTCCTTCGATGGCGTCCTGTCCAGCGGGTTGGGAGTGAATGGGGGTTACCTCACTCACTCCCGACTTGTTTCTCGGTCGTTTCTGGGCTGATCTCAAACGGTTCTTTGCTGCCATACCTCACACCAACAATGGCGATCACCTTCGTATGGGTTTGTAACGCCCACACCCATTGACCTTTCAGATCCTCCCATTTACTAACCCCTACAGCCTTCAAGATCCCACGCACATGCCGGTCAGTGTGTTCGCCACCAAGAAACACGTTGCCTGCTCCCTGGCCTGACCCAGCACGTCCTGGTTGTACCCGTGGTCCATCTTTGGTCTTGATCTCTTCAGGTGGTTCGTAATACCCCATGCGCAGGTTGTAGGTCAAGATTCCGTGGTCTTCAAACCCAAGACTGGTCTCTTCGATCAGACCAAGCCTCCACACTGATTCGTCTTGCCACACCATTACTTTGTATCCTCTCTCGCCAACCACGGCCGCAGCAGCACCGGTGACAACAAAAACTCAGCCAAGCTGCCACGCATCACTCCCGACAACGCCTCATCCATCTCCGCTATCGCAGCTTCACTCTGCTCCCGCCCTTCTTCCGGCCCCACATACACGCGAGGTAGGCCAACCGGTTCATACGGTGTGTCGATCCCACCTGTCCATGACCCTTCGCATTCACACACATGCAGATCGTGGTTGCCTGTATTGAATGAGCAAGTGCAGCGGTGAGCGGTTGATGGACAGTTCATTTCTTGCTCCCTTCCACATCCACCGGCATAATCAACCCCTTCCAGCTCCCATCTCTCACCTGCATCAGCAACGGGGCCAGGTGCGGGTCAATCCCCTTTGTGGCTCCAAGCAGCAACGGGTTAGCCATCAGCTCTTTCTTGCTGAACCCTGTACTGGCGATCATCACCTTCACAAACTCTCCATTCAGGTAAGGCAATGGTCCATCCCACGCAGCCACCACCTGCATCATGGGGAGGTATCGCTGCCACTGTGGGAACTTCTTTTTGATGTTGATTGCCTGGGCCTGGCTGTCTCCATACCCAATCGTGATGCTGTTGTCAGTCACGGCCAACGTCACAACCTTCTTCTTCTTGACTGCTGCCCCCATGTGGTCCCACCACCACTTGCCATCGACAAACACGGTGCCTGAGACTGACCCCATTGGATCAGTCTCTACCCCCTTGATCTCCCTAATCACCAACACATAGCCGTTAGTGGCGACCAACCTCAACCGGGTAGCTCCTTCATACTGATCCCACCTGATGACAATGTGGCCCGCGTCAATGAGCTTGTTGTCTTTGCCCACCGCGCGATACATCCACGGAAGAAGCCTGGCTTGGTCGTGGGAGAGGGTGATGAGCTGGTTCACTTGATCTCCCCAATCACCATGTCCGTCAACATCTTGACGATCCTCTTCATGGTCTTTGTGGCCTGATCCATAAGTTCATCAGCAGATGCAGGGACTTTCTCGCCCTGATCAATAGCTTCCATCACATCAATCAACACTCCGCCCAACCTCGCTTGGTTCTCCCCTATCAACGTCATCACTCTCAGCAGTTCCCTCTCCACACCTTCCTCCTTCACACACCAATACCCTCACCAATGTCGGGGCGTCTCCATACACCACGGTATGGGCGGTTGCCAGTTCGATTGTGCGCCCACACCAGTAGCAGTTGACCTTCACACCTGTCCTTTCTGTGTGGATTGTACCACATGTTGCTTGTCACTTCAAATACGCCTCTTTGTAAACCCGCGTTGTCCACCCATGGACCCCATACAGGTTGGGGTGTGACGGCAAGGTGGATGAATCGACCGCGGCCTTCAGCTCATCTTCAACTTCAGCCGCCCACATCAATGCATCAGACTCATCTATCCCGCCTGTCCGAAGGTTCTTGATAGCCTCCGCGGGCGTCTTCGACATCGGCAGCGTGATCTTGCCGGATTGCATGTACTCGATGCCTTGAAGCCCAAGACGAATCACATGCCCGGCGTATTTGGTGTCGAACCCATACGCGTCTACAAGCTCAGGCCGGTTGACATTCTTCTGTCCTCGTTTTCCAGCCCATCGTTCCTGTTGTTGTTTCATGTAGCCGAGAAACGCTGCTCCGGCGCGCCGGGATGCGGTGAACGCGATCAGCTCATCCCAATCAATCCACTGGAAGTTCCCCCGCCATGGGTTAGGTGAGAACAGCGCGGTGAGAATTGACGGGTTACCTTTGGCAGCCAACCCCGCAAACTTTCGCAGCGTGTACACGTTGAGGTCGATGTCGCCCATGCGCGATCGGTGACCGTCAGGCTGGGTGCGGATCATCATGGACTGTTGTTTTGCTGGTCCGTTGACCAGCTCATAGAAGTTCTCTATGCGCACGATGGTCATGTCTAGGTCATCTTGATCGGCTACAGCAATGCCGTGGATGGTGGACCCGACTTCAGCACCAAGCACTACCTCGGTTTTGAGATCAACACCGCGCCGCGCTAGCAGATCCTTTACGCGCCCCTTCTCTTTCATCCTTCCTCCAGTGCTTTCAGATCCTTCTCCACCAGCTTGCCCACCCACTTGGCCTTGGACGTAGCAATGACCAGCGTCTTGTATCTGGTCTGCCACTTTGCCCCGTTGTCCCCTGCCAGCTGCCTCTGTGCGTCTTCTAGGTACTCGACAGCCTTGGTCAGCGCGTCAGCTGCCTGCTCCATGTTCTGCTTGTTCATTCGCTCAGTCCTCTCAGTTGAGTCAGGCAGTTCTTACAGGTGGGGTCATCGGGAGTGGCCCAACGAACCGCCCAGTAATCTTCATCTCCGATGTACTTGTCATCTGCGTTATGGCAAGCCGTGTCCTTCACCTCTCGATGCCACTTGTTGCCCAGCTCATAGATGTTCACGCCGTTGATCAGTATGTGGGCAACCTTCTTCCCGTTGACGACCACCCGCGGCAGGTTCAATGTCAACTCCACCGCCGACTCACGCATCTGTTTGTTCAGTTTCATTCCTGCTCCTCTCTCACCTCAATAATCACTGGTCTTGTCAACCATGCTCCACCACCATTAGGCCATTCCTCTACTGTCGCGCGGACCGTCACTGCATACCCCCCCATTGTCTTATCAAGCGCCTTGGGCTGTCCGCGAAACTTGTAGATGAAGTGGCCGATTTCTGATCGCATACGGTCGGTTGTTATGTAGTAGTCAGGTGGATACTCTCGGCGTTTGATCGCACCTCCATCTTCGGCAATTGCCAACAGACTGTCGGTTATGAAATCCCTTGACCGGCGCTTGCGCATTCGGACAACATGGAGAGTGCCGTTGATATTGGATCTCATTCCTGCTCCAGTTCCTCAGTCAGATGTTCCTCGATCACACTTGACAGCGCCATAATCATTGCCAGCAGTTCGCCATGGATCTGAGCAACCGCGTGGCCATTCATCAGCTGGCCTTCCCATCGTTTGGCATCTGCCTCACAATCGGCTCTAATCATCTGGAGAACTTCAATCGGGGTCATCAATAACCTCCCTCACAAATGCCTCAAACCACTCGGCCATATCCGCGCGGTATCGCTTCCCATCCACCTTCATTGTCAGCCACTGGGATCCAACACCAGCCCCAACAGTCAACTCGTATTCGTGACCATCGTCCGTTTCCCCACTGAACCACCCCACACGAAACCCGCATGAGATCGTGGAGTCCACACGCTGCACCTGCAACCCAGTTCCAATCGTCTCAATTGGGTCCAACGTGTTTTCCCGACCGCTTGACTCTTCTTGTGTAGTCATTCCAACCTCCAACTCAGTTCCATCACTGCCCTATCTGCCGACTCTGCCACCACATCAGTCACCACCCCGTCATCCCACCCAATCGCTTCTGCCGCCCACACGCCCAGGCTCCTCATCAGGTAGACATCCACGCGGACGACTTCTTGGAACCCGCCAGCTGGGTCATTGGGGTAGTAGAACACCTTGCCAGTCACCTCAATCTCAGTGACCCGGCCTTGGCGTCCAACAGTGACCCCTCCAACCATGTCCAGTGCTGTCTGGCTAATCCTGGGGGCTAGCCCCCTCTTGGCCTTCTTCACTTCCTCACCGCCACCTTGCACACCTTGCACCTGCCGCCTCCTTCCTCTCCAGCCCATGACTCGTTTCTGATCGGGACTGGCCTGCCGCACCTGGTCAGCCCTGGCCTACGCGTATCGCGAACGTGCCACATTGAACGTCTGCCTCGCCGCCACCATCTGATCATGACGAATGCCTTGGTTGGTGCTGCCAGCAGTAGCGAGCGCCACCGCTGACTCGCCGCTTGCATTGCCGACGCCACCAGGGACGCTTCCGGCCCTTCGGGCCTGACATCGGCCCATCAATGGTGTGTTGACAGCGTATGGTTTCTGTCATCGGTTCCTCTCTTCCAACATCACGCGGACCGCCCACCTAAGCGCCGTCCACCACCTAACTACTCGCACGCGCTATTGGCCCTTTCCCACATATGACACCGAGACGGTTCCCCAAGTGTCGTTATGCGCTGTAGCTGTAGCTGCCTTTAACACCAGCTGGGAACCATCATCGAAACCAATCGTGACAGTTTCCCCGTAAGGGCTATGCCCGATAGTCTCGACCTTTTTTCCTATGGCATTGTCTCTATGCCAGGTTGTTACCTGTCCCATCCTTTTCCTTTCACACTCCCGCGGCTACCAACAGCGCCGCATACGCGATCACCAACACACCCGCGAACACAAGCGCGGGGGCTACCACATCACGCCACAGCATCGGTAGCCTCTTTCAGGATCAGCAGCGCCAGGTCTACAGCGATGCCGCGGTCGATGGTTAGCGGTAGGTCATAGGCGCGGTCTGGGGAGTTAGGCCCATACCGGGCCACTGTTTCGCCATCCATGGAGAACGTGACCTGATAGCTGTCTAGCTGTGGGTCGTAGGTCACCAGCTTTCCGCGGAATGTTCCTACCAATCCGTCAATGTGTCGGGGCTTCATTAGCTCCCCCTTCCAGGATCTCAATGACTTCCTGCAACACAGTCTCCAAATGCCTGGCATACGCGCCTGGGAGACTGCCCGCGGCGGAATACAGAAGGGCATCCCGGTAGCTCTTCCCCTCCCACCCACACTCGCAGCCGGGGAGAACCAGCGCGGCTCCCGCGGTTGATTCCCTAGTTTTGGCGATCTTGTAGCTGTGTGCGTTCACTTCTTCCTCCCTAGGTCCCTCGCGGCGCTCTGTTCTTCGTTCTCCATCTGTAGGTAGTGATAGCCAGAATCTGACGTAACCTCATAGACGCGCTTGCCAACATCGACAAGCTGCGGACGGCCAAACGACTGGAAAAAGAACAGCGACTTGGGTAGATGGTTGCGGGGACTCCTAACCATGTCTTTCGTTATGGTGTAGCGGTATCGTCGTCTCATTTGCTCTTCCTCCCTAGATCCCTGGCCGCTCTCCGTATCCGCACGCCAACCGACCGGCGAACCAGTCCCTGCCGCAATGTCGCGTAGGTCGTCATCTGGCCACCACTTTCACTGCGAACCCCGCGGGCACATCATCCGGCTCTAGCTCTATCGGTTCGTCGTTGTCGTCGTACTGGTGGAAGTACTCGAATGGGCACCTTGCCGCGGGTGCTGGCGTCCATGCGGTACTGATTGAGTCGTCCCAGGACAGCCCGCACGCGCCATCGGTTGCTATGTCCACGGCTCTCTCCTTTGCCTTACACACGCGGCAGATCATGCCGTGATTGTCTGCGCCAATGGTGCCGACTATCTCGGCCGGTTGTCGGCCATGCCGCGGGCATCCGCGGTTGATGTCATGCACAGTCATGATGTCGCCAAGTACTCATCTAGGGCGGTGCTGAAGTCATCCGCGGCCAGTCGGTCGCGCTTAGCCTCGGTCCATCCAGTGTCCAGCCAATTGAGATGTTTGCCAGTGGTTGGTCCCCAGTTGTTGGTCGTCACTCGCCAGGGAGTACCAAACGCCACGATGGTTTCGTAACTGAACGCGACGCGCTTGCCGTCATACTCCACGACGTAGAAGTTGGGGCGGTCGGTTGGATGCCACACCTTCGGGCGTTCTGGTCGGTTGGTCGTGTCGGTCATCGTTTCCTCTCTTCTTCTGTTGGTAGACTCGATCCCAGCCGCACGATTCCGCACCGCACGCAGATCATCCAAGTACCCATGTAGTGACGCCATAGATGCGCCTTGTGTCCCTTGGTCATCGTCACACCTCGCAGTCATGACCGAACGCCCATTCATCAGCGTTCGGCTCATTCAGCAGATCAAACGTCCGCCCACACTCCACGCACTCGACCACCATCGTCCGGCTCACTCGCGGCGGCTGGTTGGTCGTTGGATACGCGCCGAAGCCGTACCCATTCAATTCGTCATCAATCCCACCAGCTTCCGGCCCCCACACTTCCGCGGCCATAGCCTTGGTGCTATTGATGTTCTCCCTGCTCTCCTTCTCCCCGCGGTATCTAGGCAGGTTCGCACCCTGGCCCTTCGCGGTATCTCTTCCTGCTCCCAGGTTCTCGGCGGTATGCACGCTTGTCCCCTTTCCCGTCCTGCTGGCCCGTATGCGTAACAGACCTTACACCTGCAACGTTAACAGAATGCGCGTGGTGTGTCTAGAGGGTTTATGAGAATTAGCCGTGACAGGCAAACTAGTTAAGGCTGATACTATGTAGTTAAGGCTGATACTACTTTGGTCGAGTCGTCTCATATTTTGAGTCACTGTCTCATGTGGTGAGACAAACGTATGTTCGGGTCCATTTTGGGTCATTGGTGACCTGTTTTGGGTCATGGGCGGATTAGTGCTTGACGCGGGAAGCTGAGTGTGGGATACTTGTGACAGACGCCACGAAAGGGCAAACCATGTACCTAGTCATCGAGAACACACCCGGTTACATGCCAGACAGCGAGCCTGCCGAGTTTGCCGAGTACACAGATGCCGTGAGCTATGCCAATGAACTCGCGGATGACCTGGAAGAGGAGGGCTACACGACTGACAGGTCATGGGCATCGCGGGATAACGGCTATGCCATCAACGCAACGACCACTGAGAAGATCCACGATCTAGGGCGCACGATCGAAGTAGTGAGAGGAGAGAACTTCTAGCCGGGGAGCTAGCCCACAACCAAATAACTCAGCGCGACGACGCCGCGACCCTCCGCGAGCGTGATCCGCTGATGTCCTAACCCGCCCATCCCAAGTTGGGGGGGGCCACATGTCCCTAGGCCGGAGGGGACCCAACCGAAATACTGGTAAATCCCCTCTTGACTCTTCTCTCTACCATGCTACCATCTAACCATGACACCACGCCACACATCCACCTACCGCATCGCTGACTCAACCTACACGGCAGTATCTCTCGCGGCCACCGCCCTAGATCTGTCTGTCAACGATGTGGTCAATGACGCGCTGGAGCTATGGCTGCAGAAGCCGGAAGTGGGGAAGGCGCTTCGTACACAGATGGAACGACATAGGAAAGTGATGAGACAATATGGCAAGTAACCGCCCAACGCTGATAACCACCATCCTGGATCGGTCAGGTTCAATGACCAATATCCGCGCCGACATGATTGGTGGGTTCAACGAATTCATCAAGGCGCAGCGGAAGACACCCGGCAAAACCCGCTGGACCATGTACCAGTTCGACGGCCAAGACCCGCATGAGTTGGTGTATTCAGGCAAGAAGGGCAGGAACGTTCCCAAGCTGGGTTCGACCGATGCCCCGTTCGACCCCCGCGGGAGGACCCCCCTCCACGATGCGATCGGTTATGTCCTCCCGCGCGTCAAGCCGAAGAAGGGTCAGCTCTCAGTTGTGGTGATCATCACTGATGGGTATGAGAACGCGAGCAAGGAGTTCACCAACAAGGACATCAAGAAGCTGATCAAGAAGCGGGAGGACAAAGGCTGGCAGTTCGTGTTCCTTGGTGCTGACCAAGACGCCTATGCAACGGCAGTGGACTTGGGCATCATGGCTGGGTCCACCTACACGTTCGCATCAACTGGTGCATCGACCAGGGCAGTGGCTGATTCAATGACAACTGCCGTTTCGTCCTACCGCGAAACCGGTGCCCAGCAGGTTTCTCACACGGTTGTAGATGAGTCCGGGGATGTGTCCCCCAGCTGATTGAATGGACAACTGATGAACCACGCTGACACGCTTGTCGCTAAATGGGCCGCTGACCGATACGGCAAATCGTACAACTACACGTTTGATGACGTGGAGACGATTCGATTCGAGCCATGGGTCGGTTGCTACTCCGAATACACGCACGATTATGGGATCAATCCACAGATCGTGTTGAAGGATGGCCGGGTTGTCGAAACGGTTGATTGGCACATGCCTGAAACTCTGCGAGAGATGGACAAGTACAAGGCAGCAGAAGACAAGCTGACCGAGATGCATGATGAGCAGTGCCCGGCTTAGTAGCCCAGTTGCTCCATCAATGCACCCAGCCGGTCATGCAGCGGTTCAGGGATATCCGCCCAACTGATATCCCGCGTCCCCTGATGGTGCGCGTGAACCCGCTTCCCAGTTCCCTTGATAGCCAACTGACAGTCTTCCAATGACGCGGGCCGACCAATCGACTCAGTAACCGACTGCAGCAACTCCGGTGTCAGGTCCTCCACCCGCCACCACATGTCGGCAAACCTCAGCGCCCGCTCATACACCGCCAGATACCACAGCACCGAGTTGTACACGGCATCCTTGCGCAGTTTCAATATCGGCAGCGCATCACACTTCAGCCGCCAGAACACCGAGTCTTCCAGATCCCCCCGCATGAACCCACCATGGTCATAACTCGCCAGACTCCCTACCACCCTGAATGGGTGTCGGGCCTGTACGAAGATCTTCCCGTGGTAGTGGTCCAGGACTGGTACACACATCCAGGAGCTGTCCCCGTGGATGCCGACCACCCGCCGATGGATGAAGGGGGTGAACCACTCCTCATGCCCGCACCTGATCCCCACCTTCTGTAAGACATGGCTGATGTAAGTCGAGCCACTACGACCGCTCCCAGCAACCACAAACCCAGGACCTTCAGAAGCGACCTGAGCGGTGATTGGCGCGAGCGTGAGATCCGTATATCCATCTCTCCCCTTCCCATAACCCAGCCGCGTGTCAGACCCCATCAATCCCCACGTAATCCAAATCCCCGTCAACCTCTACCCAGTTGAACCCAGGGTTCGGGTAGCTTTGAATGACCCCGCTACCAAACGTGACCTGAAACTCAGCCAGATACCTACCTGGTGTATCAGTGTCCCCAGCCGCCCACTGATACTCCACCACTCCGTTCGCCGCATCCACCAACGTCGCCGCTGAATTCACCTTCAGCGTGTCCTGCACCCCTGACGCCCGCCCCTGCACAAACCGCATCTTGAACAGGATCGTTGACCCCGACACATCCACTGCCGTCCCATCCCCGTCTCTCAAAGTTACCTGAAACGCTGGGCCTGTATCCCCAACCTTCATTTTCTGGGTTTGATTAGCCATCCCCAAACTCTATCAGCTACTACCCTTCTTCACATGGATGATCCAGCGCGCCGGTTCTTCACGCTCTACCTCCCCTCCAACTACAAGCACCGGAAGAACATCACCCAGATGGGAATAGCCGACACCGGGGAAATCTCCGACAAAGGGGCCACCACCCAGGAAGACCATTGGGACGGTCGCCGCGCAGCCATCCAGCAACCGACGACCATACACTGGACCTTCGACCTCTCTTCCGGTAGATTCAGACCGAAGACAAGGCAGGAGATGATCGACCAGGGTCTATTGGTCCCAGGCCAAGGACCCACCGGCATCGAACGCAAGAAGACAGGAATCCACATTGCATCCGAATATGGTCGAATTCCATAAGGTCATGCTGGCCCTGCATGAGATCGAGAAAGATTTCATCCAGGCCAAAGCTGACGGAACAGTCACCGACGCGATGAGGATGGAAGTTCGCCTAGCTCGCAAAACAGCCAGGGAACTCCGCGACACCGTTGGCGTTTTCCCACCTGCCGCCGAATACAAGATCCACAAGACATAGGAGGCCAAATCATGGCAGTCACTGCAGCGGGGCTGTACGGCCTCACTCTCGAAAAGATGATGATCGACACGCTCGGTCAGTCCATCGAAGCGGAAACCCACAAGGAACTGATGGTCCACGATGCCGAGGTTCCCAACTTCGACACCCATGACTTCCGCGCCGACATTCTCGCTGAAATCACCGGCACCAACTATTCAGCAGGTGGGGTAACTGTCACCGGCACTGAGGTAACTCTCGCCACCGGCACCCTCACCTTCGATATGGCCAATACCGTGTTCTCCAACATCACGATCAACTCAGCCAACGCCATGGCTGGGGTGTTCTACACCAACGTTGGGACCGGAGCCACCGACCAGCTTGTCTGCTTGCAGGATTTCGTGACCGCCGCAGACGCCACGGCCGCTGACTTCACCATCCAACATTCAGGAACCGGAGTCTTCACGCTCGACTACACCCCGTGATATAGTCACCACACCATCGGTCAGTTGATCCTCTCTCTGACCACTCACGCATCAGAGTGAAGGTCCCTCGTCAACCGGGGGACCTTCGCTTATGCTGTGACCTATGGCCTTCCGGTCCGCCAACGAAGCCTCTGCGAACACCACGTCGGTTACCGTTACCGCACCGGCTGGGATAGCTGACGACGACATCCTCATCATGTCGGTGGACCGGGGTGCCCTCACCTCGGCAATCACTTGGCCAACTGACTTCGTTGAGATCACAGGTGGAGCCGTTGATTATGCCGGTGGCTCCCTGCGCGCTGCTTGGAAGCGGGCTTCTTCCGAGTCGGGCAACTACCAGGCATCGTGGACAGGATCGGGTCGTGTCACGGCAGGTATCACTGCCCATTCTGGAGCCGCCACATCCGGCACCCCAGTCCTCGCCACCAACACATCCGGTGGTGCTTCCTCCACTCCAGACCCGCCGAACCTGACTGGTCTCACTTCCAGCGTCACCTACGACTTCGTAGCTGTTGCTGGTCAGGAAGGTAAGGGCGACAACCGCTTCACGGGAGTCCCCACCAACTACACCGAACGGGTAGACATCGGCACATCCGGCTCCGGTTCTGGTGTTGGCCACTCCTCAGTTTGTATGGCGACCGAAGATGCCCAAACTGGTCAGACCGCTGAGAACCCCGGTACCTTCACCTCAACCGTTTCTGATTCCTGGGCAGCGCTTACCATTTCTATCGCTGCCCCAGCAGTGGTCACTGTTACCCCCCAGGGCGACACCCCCATCGGAACTTCCATTACGGTCCCCCAGCCGTTCATCCCTCGTCTACCCGCGACCATCTCCCCACCGGTAGCCACTCTCCCAACCCCCACCATCTCGGTCACTGCTGAGACCATCGTCACTCCCGCGGTCATCCCACTGCCAGTCGTAACGATCCCCACCCCAATCGTTTCTATCCCGGCGACCATTATCCCGGCAACCATTTCCCCGCCAATTGCCACGGTCCCTACTCCAACTGTTCACGTCGCGCCCACAGTCACCCCCGCTGTGATCTCCCCTCCAGCTGCCACAGTCCCTACCCCAACTTTCACCAACAAACCCACAATCATTCCGGCAACAATCTCCCCACCGGTCGCCACGGTCCCCACACCCACAATCAACGTAGACAGCTCTGTCACCGTCACCCCGGCAGTCATAGCTCTCCCAGTTGTCACCATCCCCACACCCAACGCTGGCGAGACCGTCGTAGTCACCCCAGCAGTCATCACCCTCGGCTCCAAAGACGGGTTCGTTGCCCTTGACGGAACCGGCGACTATCTCAACTCATCTGCTGGTCCCAGCTCTGGCACCGGTGACTTCGAAGCTGTCATCTACATTGACAACCCTGATTGGACCCCAATCGCCAACATGACGTTGATGGCTCGGTACGGCTCCACCAACGCCAACCGTTCCTTCCGCTGGCGCATCCTCTCTGGCAACAACTTCCAGGTCACGTTCAACGATGGCGGCATCATCCGCAACATCGGCACTGGAGTTACCGGCTACACCGATGGGGTGGGTCGCTGGCTGCGTCTCCGCTTCGATGCCGACGACGGTGCTTCCTCCGATGACTGGTTCATCGACTCTTCCACAGAATCCCCTTCCCTAGACCCCGCCGACATCACCTGGAACAACGATTTCAACCCGACTCCCTTCGGTGCTGTCGTAACCCTCAATGACCCGGCATCTGAGCCATACGAAATCGGTGCCAACGAAGGTGCTGAACTCATCACCGGCGACATTTACTACGCCGAGTTCTGGCGTGATGGATGGCGGGGAACAGGCACCAGGGTCTACGCCGCCGACTTCCGTTCTGGTCCACCAACCTTCCCCCGCACAGACTCAGTTGCCTCGTTCGTGTGGCAGGAAAACGGCGACCCGGCAATCACCCTGCCAACCTCCGGCACCACTCTCTACACACCAACCATCACGGCGGTCGGCGTTGTTGTAGTCACCCCCGCGGTCATCACCACAACCGCTGCTGTCCCTACCCCGTTTATCCCCCGCCTCCCCCAAACCATCCTCACCACCACAACCATCCCAACACCCACCATCGACATCGGTGCAGTGGTGGTCCTGCCCGCAGTCATCGCGCCCCCAGTTGCAACTCTCCCTACCCCAACTATCACCGTTGCCCCCACGATCCTTCCGGCAACTATCAGCCCGCCAACTGCAACTGTTCCTACCCCGACTCTGACTATCGCGCCCACAGCTACCCCTGCAACCATCGCACCTCCAACTGTCACGGTCCCAACTCCAACTATCTCCACAGCCCCCACCGTCCTCCCCGCGACCATTGCACCGCCAGTTGCAACCGTCCCCACACCTACCTTCATCAACAAGCCGACCATCACCCCGGCCACAATCGCGCCCCCGGTAGCAACAGTTCCGACCCCAACCCTGTCGATAGCCCCAACCGTCCTGCCCGTAACAATCGAAGTGATAGCCGCCGTTCCCACCCCTGGCCTTCAAGTCGGTGCAGGTGCCACTGTTGTCCCAGCCACCATCACCGCTACCACTCTCATCCCACGCCCCCATATCCATCCCAACCCGCCAGTCATCACTACCACTGTCACCGTCCCGACCCCAACCCCGTCCATCCCGGCCACCACAACTCCAGCGGTCATCGCACCACCAGTCGCGGCCGTCCCAACTCCCACCATCACTATTGCACCGACCATCCTTCCAGTCACCGTCGCTGCAATCGCCGCCGTCCCGACCCCAACCCTCACCCAAGCTCCAACCGTCCTCCCCGCTACCATCAGTCCCCCAGTGGCAACGGTCCCCACCCCGACGCTGGTCATCAACCTCAACACGTTCGTCAACCCGGCAGTCATCGTCACTACAACTACCGCGCCGACTCCAACCCTCACAGTCAAGCCGACTCTGACCCCGGCAACTATCGCTACCACCACCACTATCCCCACCCCCACCGCGGGTGTCTTCGGCCTTGCCCCAACCACCCCTCCTTTCACCGCCATCATCACTCACGCCAACCGCACCTCATACACCACCACCACTCACGCCAACACCAAATCCAAAGCTGACATCACCACCGCCAATGCCTCATCCACCGCCCCAATCACCACAGCCAACTATTCCTCTACTACCGTCTGATCATGCCCGCACCCAAAATCCGCATTTGTCAGGGACCGGACTGCACTAACAAGTTCGAATGGTCAGGCATTGGCCGACCCAAGTCTTACTGCTCCCCTCGCTGTGCCACCATCGCCAGCGAGATGCGGAAGTACGGACCTAAAGGCATCTACCCAACCTGCCTCATGGATGGATGCGAAGATCCAGTCCTTCCCCCCAAAACCAAGTACTGCACCGCTCTCCACCAACGCCGCCAGAAAATGCGGAATCAACGCAACGGTGTCGTCCCCTCTGAACGGGTTCTCCGCCGCAAGGGTCCCCGGTATGTTGAATTCCTTCGCCGTGGGTTTGGCGAGAAGATCAAATCCAAAGAGCTGAAACGAACCGACGTGGCCAAAATCATGGGCCTCACTGACGCCACCATTTCCCGCTATCACTCCACTTGGGAAGCGGACATGGCCGACCAACAGCTCCGCCGCGGATGGTCAGGTCCCCAGTCCTCAATGGGCCTTACCTACTTCCTCGAAGACAAAGACGTGGATGAGTTGGTTGAACAGTTCATTGAGTTCAGGGACAAGTATTTCCGTACCGGCCAAGGCCACCCCTACTTCACCTCTGCCTTCCACGTCAGTTGGATCACCGCAATCCTTCAAGCACTCAAACACGGTGGTGAACTCCAGATCCTCTCTCCACCTAGACATGGCAAAACCGACTTGATGATCCATTTCGCTGTCTGGCTCATCGTCCATGTCCCCAACATCCGAATCATGTGGGTGGGGGGCAACGAAGACATAGCCCAAGATGCGGTATCAGCGTGCAGGGACCATCTTGATGAAAACGAAGACCTCGTACATGACTTCCTCGGCCCTGGCCGCACCTTCAAGCCCGAATCTCGCAGTGGTAAGGCTTGGTCATCCACCCGGTTCACAGTCGCATCCAGGACCGTCACTGGGGTAAAGAGTCCAACAATGGTGGCAGTAGGACGCGGGGGCAAGATTCTCAGCCGAGACGTTGACCTGATCGTGTGTGATGACATTGAGGATCACGGGTCCACTATTCAGCCTGGGTCCAGACAAAACACACGAAATTGGATGACCACGACGGTCGGTAGCCGTAAGGAAGAACACACCGCCATTGTTGTCATCGGTTCTCGGCAGCACGTTGACGACCTCTACGCTCACCTGCTCGATAACCCCGGCTGGGAGAAGATAGTTGAAGAGGCTCACGACTCCTCCTGTGAACTCGATCCAGAAGTCTTCGACATCCATGTGGCTTGCATGCTCTTCCCTGAAATGCGGACCTACCGCTGGTTGATGTCAAGGCTAACCAACGCGCTCACAACTGGCGGCAAACACATATACGAAATGGTCTACCTCAACAAAGCCGTCGCTGCAGGCATGGAGATCTTCAAGAAACCCGCCATTGAGCAGTGCCAAGACCTGACTAGAAAACTCGGTGAAGCCCCCCAATTCCACTCCCTCTACCTTTGCGCGGGCCTAGACCCTGCAGCTACTGGCTATCAAGCTGCCTTCCTCTGGGGTTTCGATTTCAAGAACGAACTCCTCTACAAGATTGACAGTGAGAACCAAAAGGGTGGAGGCATTGAGGTCGCGCTTGAACAAATGCAGGACTGGTATAACCGCTACAACGTCAAGCATTGGGTGATCGAACGCAACCTGTTCCATGGGGGAATCAAGAAGGACCCTCGCGTCAAAAAGTACGCAGCTTCCAACGGGATCTATCTAGAAGAACATCAAACCACCGCTCAGTCCAAATGGGACGACACCTTTGGCATCACTACCATGGCTCCGTTGTTTGAAAACTCCCAGATCAACCTCCCCTATGCTGACACTTCCGCTCAGCAGAAGACCGATGTCTTCAAGCGCCAGCTCATCAACTTCGCCTCTGACGTGACCCCCACAGGCAAACGACGCAAGATGCCATCCGATCTGGTCATGGCCGCGTGGTTCCCCCTCAAAGTGTTCAGGCGCAAAATCAAGGAGCAATCTGCCAATATGCAGGTACAGTATGAGCAGTCGTTCTCTGGATGGGACCGGACCAACTGGAATGAGGCACCGTGGTAGCCCCAGCAGGCGCACTCCCTATCCCTGATTCACGCAACCCCCAGGACATACTCGAACGCGTCCAGTTCCTCATCCAGATCAATTCCGCCACTCTCAAAGCTCGCCTCCGCACCAAGAATTTGATGAACGGTGGAGAGGCTGGATTGAAGGCGTTGTTGGGGGAGAGAATCAAGCTCACCTCCGACATGGTTCCTGCTATCAACTTGATGGACTCAGGCCTTCGCAGGCTTGGTCAGAAGATTGGGCGGATGCCGGATCTCCGCATCATGCCGTCTGGTCACAAAGACTCTGAGCGGGCTAGGAAATCAGCGGAGAAGCGAGAGCGCATAGTCACCGCCTACGACCTTGGTGACAACCGCGACGAACAGATGCCTCAACTGGGCAGGTGGGTCCCTGGGTATGGATATGCCGCTTTTGTCATTCGTGAACGCATGGACGCCAATGGCTTCCCCTACCCATCCGCGGAACTACGCGACCCCTTCAACGTGTATCCAGGTACATGGGGAGTGAACAGCCAACCCGAAGACATGGCTGTGATCACCCAGGTCCCCCACCGCACGCTCGCCCGCCTCTACCCCAAGCATTCAGCCGCAATCATGGAGGGTGCGCGCAGTGCTGTTGACTCTGCATCCGGTGGCCTCCTTCTTGCCAATACCACCACCAAATCCTGGTCCAACCAGTCCGGCAATGGCCTCCAAGTAGCCGAATACTTCGACCGCGACGGCACCTGGGTTGTCCTCCCTGAAAAGCAACTAGTTGTCGATTTCGTCCCCAACCCTCTTCGTTCTGGCCCCCGCTTCGTCCTCATCAAGCGGTTCGTGTTTGACCAGCTCATTGGGCAGTACGACCAGATCGTGGGCTTGATGGCAATGATGGCCAAACTCAACGTCCTGTCTGTGATTGCCCTTGAAGATGCGGTGTTTACAGAAACCAACGTGATGGGTGAGATGGAGTCAGGCCAATACTCCAAGGGTCGCAACTCCATCAACTTCCTCACCCCAGGCACCAACGTTGACAAGCCCATTGGTCAGATCCCCTTCCAGATGTTCCAGCAGATCGACCGGATTGAACGCCACTTGAGAATCGGCGCTTCATACCCTGTCCAAGATGACGGAGCCAACCCCGCCAACACTGCAGCAACAGGCCGAGGAATTGAACGGCTCGACTTCAACCCCTCCCTCGAAATCTCCGAATATCAGCTCGCCATCGGCAAGGGCATTCAGCGCGTTGATGACAAGCTGCTGGAGTGGGATGAAACCCTGTACAAGAACCAGGAAAAGCCGCTGTCTGGGCACATCAAGGGCGCTCCCTTCAATGAGTCCTACATCCCCACCCGCGACATCAATGGCAATCACAACACTCGCCGGATCTATGGCGTTATGGCTGGCTGGGATGAACCCCAAAAGATCGTCACTGGGCTACAACTCATGCAGGGTGAAGTGATAGATGTTGAAACCATGCAGGAGAACTTGGACGGGTTGGAGAACCTGACCTTGATCCGAGAACGCATCAGGCGGAAGAAGGCCGAAGACGCGATGTTTGAGGCATTGCTAGTAGATGCCCAAAACCAAGATCCGACAGCTAGGGCATTGCTCGCTGAAGTCATTAACAACCAAGGCAAGGATTTTGAATCTGTACTCAAAAAGTACCTCACCCCTGATGAGCCTGAGCTATCCCCTGAAGAGGAAGCTTTCTTGCAGGCCCAAGGTGGTTTGGGTGGCCCCGGTGGTGGAGATCCCGCCCAGGTCCAAGGCCCACCTCCTGACGTAACCACTGTCCTGTCCCAGCTCCGTCAAGGTGGCGGGCTAGGCGGGGGCGTCCAAACGGTCGGACAACTCTAAATGGCTAGATCCCGCAAGCCCCGCCCACCCAATAACCCAGCACCAGTCGCCGGTCCTGGCAAACTCTCCGCGCGCACAGACGGTGGCCCCGGTCAACCCGTCCGCAACTTCCCCGCCCAGTCTCACGGTCAGCGTGGCCAACTCACCGACCTCCAGCAGGCAGCTCCCCTCTCTGCTGGACCAGGTGGGGGCGGGGGTGGGGGTCGTCCTCCAGGCGTCCCTGACCCCTTGCTCTCACAGGATGTGTTCGGTCCTACCCGCAACCCCAACGAACCCATTCAGGCAGGTATCCCGTTCGGTCCTGGCGATAACGGCCAGGGCATGCTCCCCACCGACCCCAACGAACTACTCCGCGCCCTCATCCGCGTCAAACCTTCCGCTCGCCTAGTTGCTCTCCTTAGTCAGGAGTGAAATGGGTGTTCCATTTGGACCTCTTGAAGATGCTCCCCTCTCTGATGCTCCCCTCTCCGATGCCCCTCTCGGCTCAGGGTTCTTCATCTCTGACATCCGCGCCCAAGAGAGCCTGTCAGATGAATATGATCAGCGGCTCCGACGTGCTGAAGCCTTGTCTCGCCAGTTCAGCGAGTTAGACGCACAGAACCTTGAACTGATCCACCAGGCATACCCCAACATCTCTATGGAGCTGGCTGAAGCATTGGTGTTGGCGCAAGTCCCTGCTTCAGATCCCAACCTTGAAGCTCTCGCCCAGCGTGAAGCCCTCCATGACCAAAGCATCCTTGACCGGGCATATTCAGCCATCAAGGGTGGCACCCGGCTCGCCTTCACTGCCTTTGATGCTGTCTGGGAAGAGGCTGTCGCCCGTAACTTCCGCGCTGCCGCAGCGGATATCTATGACGCGGAAGGGGCAGAAAACCTCAATTTCTTCCAGATCAGGGAACAACTAGCTGGAGAGTCAATAGGACTTCGCGCTCTCAACGAAGCCCGCCAAGGTAATCGGGTCAACCTCGGCTCTGGCTTCTTCCCCAGCTCCGAACAGGCTGAAGGGTCCCGCCAATTTGAACTCTTCACCGGTCAAGGCTTCTCCCCCGATGACGCCCTAGCCCTCTCTTCCAAAAACCTTGGTCGCCCAATCACCCAAGAGTTTCTACAAGAATCTGAGCAGCTAAAACTCAACGGTGTCCCTATCTCTCCTGGCCGCGTGTTCGCTGGCCAAGTACTCAACCTTGAACCAGGCACCCGCCCGTTCTCCATTGTCTCAGGTGGGGTGGATCTAGGCTCCCAGGTCGCCTTCGACCCCATATCCAAAGCCATGAAGTTCACCAAGACTGTCTCTCAGGGTCTAGGCACAGTCCAAGGCGCATCCGACATTGGCAAGATCGGTCGGTTTCAAGGGCGTGGCGCACTCCGTACTGGTCCTGTCCTTGGTCCCGATGGCCTAGTCGCTCGCGGCCTCTACCGTTCTGGTGTCCTCCCCAAAACCGGCGAAGATCTCCTACGCACACAACGAGGTCAGCGCCTGGTTCGTGCTGTCCGCGATGAAACCGAAGACATTGACTTCCTTGCCTCTCGCCTAGGCATCAACGACCGCCGTTATCTCCAGGAACTCCTAGAAGCTGGCACTGACGCGGAAGTGTCCCATCTGCTTCTCACCGGCACCCGCCCAGGGGCCATCCCCAGCATCCATGTCCCCGGTGCAGGCACTGGCACTCTTCTCGGTCAAACCGGCCCGACCCCTGCTGGTCTCGGTCGCAACATCGGCACCCGCCGCAACCCCCTCCCAGGTCTTGGCCCCAATCCCTCATCGTGGATTGGAGCCAAGCACCTCCCCGGCGACATCGCCCGCAAACGTTGGAAGATGAAGCGCAACCCATACTGGGGTAGGCGCGCGTTCAAAAACCAGCATGGTGTAGATCTCGACCCTGAAGATCTCGACACTGGTTTCACCGACATGCAAACGTTCCTCTTCAACTCCAATGTCCCAACAGCCAAACGCAATGAGATCCTGTCCCGATTCGCCAAGCTCGAAGACGGGGACCTGATCGGGCTAGAAGATGTAACCGCTGACGCCCTCCAAGAATGGGTCAATGTCATGGGTGGGGAGTTTGACCGCCCATCCAAGGTTCTCGACAAGATGATTCCTGCTTGGGCTAGGGAACAAACCCGCGCCAAGCTTCTGGTAGATCACTCCGGCGACCCCATCCAGCACCTAGGCCGCAACACCATCGACATTGCTGGCACCACTGAAGACATCGTGCAGATGCCTCTTGAAGCTGCGTTCGCTTCCCGCACCGTCACCCTTCCCGACCCCAACGAAGTTCGCCGCCTGGTCTCTCCCGCTTTCAAGATGTTTGATGGAATCAACGAAATGGCTAAAGCTATTCCTGGCATCCCCGCTCTTCGCAAATCAGCGGTAGAGCAAGGCGCTATCGCCAACATGATGGATGGGCTGATGGGTGGGTGGAAGTCCCTAGTCCTTCTCCGCGCTGCCTGGACAGTCCGCGTGGTTGGGGAAGAGCAAGTGCGAATGGGGGTCACTGGCCTCGACTCCATGTTCAACCATCCCCTCTCTTACATTGCCTGGCGGATAGGCCGATCTGATGAAAAAGGGTTGATCAGCCGAGCGGTTGGAGCTGATGGCCTAGATGAATTCGCCACCAAATTCGGTAAGGGCCGACGCGACATCGCTGGCAACTTCTTCGATGAGTCTTTCCGCCACCAAAGGTCTATGTCTCAGAAGGGTGCGTTGTTCAGAGGGAGCCGTACTGGAACCACTTCCCCTGACTTCCACAATGTCATCAAACGCGGAGAGGATGGGTATGTCAATGCGTGGGCGCGTGAACTCCTCATCCTCAACCGCGACCCCCTCTCCCGCCAATACCTGTCCGGTCAATCTCGCGGCCAAATCAAAACCTGGATGAAATCAACCCCTGAAGGTCAAGCTCATGTGCGTCGGCTAGTTGGCGGCAATCGTGGCTTGCGCAAAGCTTCACAAGAACCTGACTTCGTTGACTGGTATGTGGATAACACCGTGGCCAAGCTGGAGAAATCACTAGGCGGTGACCTTGCTTGGCGAGAGAGTGTTGATGAAATCTCTGGTCGGACAGCCACACCAGCAGGCACACGGCCAGCCGGTGCAGACGATCTCGCTGTGGGCACTGTCCTTGATCTGGAGTTTGAAGGAGTGCAACGCCGGGGAACAGTTCAAGGAGTTGCTTCCCACGGTCGACGCAACCCCCGTACTCGCAGAAAAGAAACAGTGTTCAGGGTTGAACTTGATGACGGCACTCGCACTGAAGCGTTCTTCTCCGACATCCAAAACCTCTCCCCTTCGTTCCGTGGTCAAACCATCGCGGTCCCCGGTCAGGCAGCCGTTCCTGGCACTCCTGGTGTCCCTGAAGGATGGAACTTCCAACAGATGACCATGGGCGACACCACTCTGCGTGGTCTTCTCACAGGTGACGAAACTATCGGAGCCGCAGCAGGTATCACCGATTTTGACCAGTGGGAGTCGGCTATCTCCCCTGGGTATCAAAAACTCCTAGACGTACTCACTGAGAAAGCTGCTGCTGGGATTGGTCCAGGAGCAGTAGAAGGTAATTCTCGCCCATTCGGTCGGTTGATTGGTCGAGCTGGAGGCAGTGACGCCGCTGATGGAGTGGTGGAAGATCTGTTCAAGGTCTTCATGGGTCGTCGCACCGACAACCTCTCTCGCTCTCCCGCCTTCCGCCAGTTCTACGCCGAGGAAATGGCTCAACTCGCCACATTTGGTGACGATGCCACGGTCCAGAAAATGGCTAAGTGGATGACAGACAACAACATCGGCATTGAGTGGCTAGACCGGATCAAAGCATGGGGAAACAAGGTCACTGGGGTTGATTCTTCATCCAGCGACGAAGCTCTCAAACGACTGATGACCCACGTCAGGTCTTCTTACAAAGGCAAGGCAGCCATCACCAGCATTGAAGACATGGACATGCTGGCCAAGGCCAAAGCCCTAGATGAAACCCGCAAGCTCCTCTACGACCTGACTCGTCGCTCCAACATTGCTGAACTCACCCGCAACATCTTCCCGTTCGGTGAAGCGTGGATTGAGATCATGGGAACTTGGGCCAGGCTCAACAAGGAGAACTTTGGCCTCCCTGCTCGCCGCCTTCAGCAGATGGTGGAAGGGAGCCGTGAGTCAGGGTTCTTCACTCAGGATGAGAACGGCAGGGAAGTGTTTGTCTACCCCGGTCAGGGTCTGCTCACCAACTGGATGTTTGGCGGCAAGGACAAAGAAACCGGGGAAGAGTTCGGTTCTGAACTTGCCCAAACCCAGCTTGTCGGCAACGTCCAAGGTCTCAACATCGTCTCTGGCTCCATCATCCCTGGGTTTGGGCCAGCTATCCAGGTAGCCGTAAATGCCTTCGCCAAAAACCAACCCAACGTGGAATGGCTCAGGGAAATCGTCACCCCATTTGGTGAAAAGCCCCTGGAGTCCTTTGGTGATGTGGCCGAGTTTGCTCTTCCCTCCTGGATGAAGCGAACCCTCACCGCAGCAGGGTTTGATACCGAACTAGCTCGCTCCCACTCTCAATCCACCATGCAGATCATGGGCCAGCTTCTTCGCGAAGAGGGTGGGGGTATCGACCTCCCGCGCAACCGATACGACCAGCTTCTTTCTCGCGCCAGCGACATAGCCACACGTCTTGCTTGGGTGAGAGCTATCGGCTCCTTTGCTGCTCCCACATCTCCAACCCCCCGCCACCTTCTCGCGTCAGGCCAAGATGAACGAGGCAACTACTTTTGGTGGGACACCCAAACCCTTGCTTCTGAATTCAGAGAGAAGCGAGAGAAGGTGTTCGACAACGATTCCGCCCTTGCCTTTGACTGGTTTGTCAAGCAGTACGGGTTCGATCCCTTCCTCTTGTCTACCCCCAAAACAGCTCGCATCATCACAACTACAGGCACCGCTGAAGGGTCTGAGTTCCGACGCCAAAACGCCCTCTTTTTTGACAAGTTCCCCAACGTTGCCTACTTCATCAACCCCGACACTCCTGACACTTTCGATCCAGGCTCCATCCAGCGAGCCATAGACGACGGTGCGCGTGTGGGTCTATCCCCTGAACAGTGGATGATGATGCGAAACCAAACTCTTGCCCGCAACATCTACAACAACGTGGCTCGGAAGTTTGAGGGGCATGACACCAACAAGGCAGTCCGCAGATACCTCCGTGATGTGAACATCTACCTCCAGAACACCTACAACGGCTACACCCCGTTCGATCCCTTCGCAGGTATCCCCGGTGTCCCTGAACAAGTAGCCCCTTCTGTCCAAATCCAGAACTTCTATCAGATGTTGGATGATCCCCAATTCTCCAACTTGGACACTTCCCCTGAAGCTGTCAAGGGCATCTCTTTGTATCTCCAACAGCGAGACAGGATGATTGAAGCTCTCCAAGGTGCGGGCCTCACCGCCAACCGCGAAGGTACATTCTCTCGCGCTGACCGCGCCGCTCCTACCCGCGCTCACCTCAGAAACGTGGCCGAACGGCTCATCACCCTCTACCCTGACTTCAGAGCCGTTTGGGATCAGGTCTTCAAACGGGAACTAGTGGAAGATGAGAGCGAGTTGGATCGTGAAATCCGCATCCAGGGACTTCTCCAAACTGAAGATGCGCGCCGCCTGCTCTTGTTCCCATCTGGCAAAACTGTCTCTAGGGATCTCAGACAGGCATCGTTCTCACGGTCTGATCAACCCACATTCACGCCGCCTAACACTCTGTCAGTAGGTAACTGATGGCTCAATTTGTGCCCAGCGTAGAAGTAGTGAGGGAGCGCCTTCGGCAGCTTCTTCTCTCACGTCTTGATTCTCTCCAACGAAGCATCAACAGTCTGAATTTCGAGCAGGAACAGAACCCAAGCTTCCCCCGCGCCACCGACGCATCAGCTCTCAGTCAAGCCTTTGGTAGTAGCAGAGAAACGGCAAACAGAACCCTAGATCGAGTGCGTCGGCTCATCACCAGCAATGATCTCCTTCAAGGTGATTCTCAAACTGAACTCATCCAAAGCTTCATCACAAATGTAGTGCCTACTCTCAATCAGGAATTGGCTCTCGTCACCCAAGGTGTGTCCGATCCTGAAATCGCTGCTCTTGGATCTGGCGGTCAGTTCATAGCCTCCCCCGCACAGGCAATCTCCCAATACATCGTTCCTTCAATGACCCCTGACAATGCCTTCTCTGATCAGGACGGTCAGGCAGCGGTGTTGACAGAAGAGGCTCTGGCGGATTCAGTCACCATAGCTACAGACATCATCCGCACAGCCCTAACCGGTATAGGCCAGCCTCTAGGTTTCGAGATCCAGTCTGCAGCCACCGAGGTCCCCAACCTCACTACCGAACAAATCGAACGACAGAACCAACGCAACCAGGGCTTGGAAGAGCAAACATCTGGTGATCTTGGCTCAGACTTGTTTGGCATCCAACCCTTTGATGGAGATCTCTCCGAAGATCAAGAAGTCAACACCCTCCCTTATGGCTCCCTCCCCAGCAACTTTTCCATCACCAAACGGATGGGGGATCTGGGTGAAACCGGCCTCCCTGACGGGTTCTTCGGTCCTAACATCAACGACGACACCCTGATTGAAGTCCCCCACCGATACGATCAACGCTTTGGGGATCATGTCAGAGTCTTCTCTCACATGTCGATGGAAGCTATCGCTGGTGTCCAAGCACAGATGGTGGAGGGTGGCTATCTCGCTTCTGATGCCTTCCGCGTAGGCACCCCTGACCTGATCACCCGGCAAGCTATGGCTCAGTTGATGGAGTATTCAGACGGCAATGGTCTTACTTGGCAGGATGGACTTGTCCGGTCAATCGAAACCAACGGCCCTAGGGTCGCTGCCGCCAAAGGAATCAGCAACCCTGTCTCCCCTCAGGACATCTTCACTCCCCGATCCTTCCTAGCCCCCTCTCCCGACACTCTCGCCAATGACGTATTCAACACCTTCCAACAGATCCTTGGCCGCAAACCCTCAGCCGAAGAACTGGGCGAGTACATGTCGTTCCTCAACACACAAGCCACCGCTCAGTTCAACACAGAGGAATCAGCAAGGTTCAGGGAAGCTCAGTCACGCGCTGACACACTCACCCAACTCCAGGAACAGGCAGAGCTAGCAGGGGTGGACTCTGAAGATGTAGCCAGCTTGATTGGATCAGGTGCGTTCTCCCACATCCCAGAAAACGAACGGGTCCAGGCTGTTACCGACCATCTTCTTGCTACCCGCCAAGCTGCATCTGATCGGCGTAGACAAGCTGGTGAAGGGGGCGACAACCTTCTTGTTGGGGCCACCCCCGCTTCAGGCACTGCCGTCGATCCTCGCGCTGCCTTCCTCAACCGGTTCCGCACACAATTCGAACCTGAAGTTCAGCTCAACCAGCGCAGAGACTTCAACCAGGCCGCACAAACCCAAGCGTCACAAGGCTTTCTCGGCTTCATGTCTATGATCAGAAACAACCCATTCTCATGACCAATCGCCCCAACGAGATCAGCAGCCAGCCGACCCCGCGGTCAGGCCGGTCACGCGCCACCCTCCGCTCCCCCACAGAAGCTCTATCCGGTGGCGGCTCTCTAGACCTCAATGACCCCAAAGCCATGAGACGCGCCAACATGATCCAGGTGTTCGGAGAGATGTCCAATGCAATAGCTGGGGGACAACGTGCCAACATCACCGACATGGCATTCCCCACCCTCAGATCTCTTCAAGGTCAAGGGTTCAATGAGGAAACGGACGGGATCACTGGTGGCGTGATCGACAACTTCACCCCGTCCGAACCCAAGGACTTCACCAGGCAGAATCCCATCCAGCCCGAAGACCTGGTTGAAG